GCCCCGCCGACCGTGCTGAGCTTCAAGCTCTGATCACCAACCGCAACACTGCGCGCAAGCTCGTCTGGCGGGCCGAGATCGTGCTGGCGACAGCGGACGGTCACGGCACTTTTGAGATCATGCGGCGCGCACTCACTTCGAAGCCCAAGGTCTGGCGCTGGCATCCGCGCACGTGCCGCGCAGTGCGGGGTGGCAGCATGAACACCCGCGCCCTTGACGCCTTCAACGCCCTGACAGACCCCAACATCCCCAAGAAAGCCTACGCCAAGGCATCGATCGATTACATCGAAGGCCGGGGCCAAGGCATCTCGACGATACCACGTTGGGCCATGCGCGAGCGCCGCTTGGATCCTGAACTCTGGATCGCCGCTGCATACGAAGCAGAGCGGCGCCTCTTGCCACTGGCACGAGCTGGGTACCTTTGCGAGCTACGCCCCGCCCGTTCGCTTTCCAGCGGATCAAATCCTTCACGTCTTCAAGCGACTCTCGCCCGGGCAGGTCCGGGGCGTTTCTTGGCTGGCCCCGGTCATCCTGCCCGCCAGTGAGTTTGACCAGCTTTGTGACGCCTTGCTGCTGGGCGTGAAGATTGCCGCCATGCACGCGGGCTTCCTAATCGACCAGAACGGCACGGCGGGCGAAAGCTACACGGGCGAAGAGGCTGGGGGCATCCTCGAGTCTGGCCTTGAACCGGGCACCCTGAAGCGGTTGCCGACCGGCAATGATGTGAAGTTCAACACGCCTTCTCAGACCCAAGAGGTTGCGGCCTTCCTTCGCCTCAATCTACAACAGCTTGCCGCTGGCCTTGGCTTGCCTGAGCACCTGCTTTCTGGCGATCTGACAGGGGCGAACTATTCCAGCTTGCGGGCCGGACTTCTGCCTTTCCGGCAGCGCGTTGAGCAAATCCAGTATGGCACCCTTGTGCCGCAGTTACTTCGCCCGATCTGGCGGCAAGTCATCACCTGGACTCTTCTATCCGGCGATCTGGACGGCCCTGACTTTGAGGCCAGCCCCCGCGATTATATGGCTTGTGAATGGCTGCCCCCGGCTTTCATGCAGGTCGATCCGGCCAAACAGGTTCAAGCCGACGTGGCCGATATGGAAGCGGGCCTGACCAGCCGTCGCAAACTTGTGGCCGCCCGGGGCTGGGCCTTGGAAGACCTAGACGCGGAAATCGCCGCTGACTTCTTCGCCAAGCCCAAGGAGTCCGCCGATGCCTCTTGATCACCTGATGACCCGTCGCGCGAGCTTCACGCCGGACACGTTCAACGCCGATGCGATGACCGTGGAAGCCGTTATCAGCACCTTTGCGCCTGTCACCCGCCGCGATGCCCGGGGGGCTTACACCGAACGGCTTGACCCCGCTGGGCTTGATCTGTCGGGCTTGATCGGTTCGCCCGTCTTGGATGGGCACCGGCAAGGCTCCGCCCGCGACGTGATCGGCATGATTGCCGCCTATCGCATGGAAGGCGAAAGCCTTGTGGCCACCATCCGGCTTTCCGGGGCCGCTGATGCCGCCTCGATCATCACCCGGATTCAGGAAGGCACCCTGAAGGGCGTTTCCATCGGCTACCGCGTCACCCGCTGGGCTGACTCCCTCGACCCTGTGACCAAGGCCCGCCTTCGGACGGCGGCGGCTTGGGCAATTTCTGAAGTCTCTGCCGTCCCCATTCCTGCCGATGCAGGCGCAACCTTTCGGAGTCAAACCATGCCTGAAGACCTTATCGAAAACCCGGCGGCACCGACCCCCGCTGAAAACCGTGCGGCAATCCGCACCATCGCCCGTTCCGCTGGCATGAGCACGGAACAGGCCGACGACATGGTTGACCGTGACCTGACCACCATGGAAGCCCGTTCTGAAGCCTTTGAGGCCATGCAAACCCGCGCCCGGCAGACGCCACGTATCCGCGTCATCGGTTCGCAGGAAGACCCGGCAACCGTCTCACCCGCCGTCAGACTGACGCCCTTGTCACCCGCATGGCTGGGGGCACGCCGGCAGACGATGTGCGGCCCTTCATGGGCATGTCTCTGTTGGACATGGCCCGCGATGCCCTGACCCGCACTGGCGTGTCTGTCCGAGGCCTGTCTGCCGATGAAGTGTTCACCCGCGCTATCACGGAGTCGGACCATCCGCTTATCGTGTCGAACGCCATGGGCAAGATCGCATTAGCCGCCTATCAGGCTGCCCAATCGCCTCTGAAAACCTTGGGGCGGCAACGGACCCTGACCAACTTCAAGGCGTCCACCTCGATCCGGCTTGGCGAGCTTGGCCGCCTTGAACCTCTATTGGAGTCTGGCGAGTTCACCCACATCAGCCGGGCCGAAAACGGCGAGTCGATCACGCTGGCGACCTATGGCCGGGCCTTGAATGTCACCCGCAAACTGATGATTGACGATGATCTTGGCCTTTTGGGCGACATGACCGCAGCCTTCGGTGAAGCCGCCGCCGCGACGGAAGCCGACATCATGATTGGCCTTCTGACCAGCAACCCGGCTCTGTCCGATGGCGTGGCCGTCTTCGCCTCTGGCCGGGGAAACCTTGCCGCCGTTGGCACCGCGATCAGCGTGGCATCGGTTGACCTTGCCCGAAAGGCCATGCGCGGCGTTAAGGGGCTTGATGGCAAGACGCTGGTGAACGTGCAGCCCCGCTATCTCTTGGTCGGGCCGGAAATCGAAACTGAAGCGGAAGCCTTCCTTGCCTCGATCTACGCAGCGACCACCGCCGATGTGAACGTCTTCAGCGGCAAGTTGACCTTGATGGTTGAACCCCGCTTGACCGGGGACGACTGGTTTGTTTTTGCCGACCCGGCCCGCCTGCCGTGCCTTCAGTATGGCTATCTGAGTTCGGCCCAAGGCGTCCAGATTCAGCGCACTGAGGCGTGGGATACCCTTGGGATGCGGTATCGGGCTTGGTTGGACTTTGGGGCCGGTTGGCTCGACTGGCGTGGCGCGTATCTGAATCCGGGGGCCTGATATGTCCTTCGGGCTGACCCCGCCGGGCCAACGGGCCTATGACCTTCAAAAGGCCCGCGAACGGCTTCAGGACGCCCGCTTCCAAGGCGTCCTGACCTTCCGAGACGCCAACGGCGAACTTGTCACCTACAAGACCGACGCCGAGATGGCAGCGGCCCTGAAGGCGATTGATGCCGAAATAGCCCGGTTGGAAGGCCGGGCACCCGCTTCCACCATCCTATTCAGAACCTCGAAAGGACTCTGACCATGAAAAACTATGTCCAGAAGGGCGAGAACCTCACCCTTGCCGCCCCCTATGCCGTGACCAGCGGCGGGGGCGTGAAAACCGGCCTGATCTTCGGTGTTGCCGCTGGCACCGCCGCCAATGGCGCGACGGTTGACCTTGTGACCGTCGGAGTCTTCGATCTGGCCAAGGTGTCCACCGATACCTTCACTTTCGGGGCCGCCGTACATTGGGATGACACCGCAAGACTCTGCACCTCGACCACAGTCGGGAATCAGAAGATCGGGGTGGCCGTGGCAGCCGCCGCGAACCCGTCCGGCACTGTGGCCGTGCGGCTTAACGGGACGTTCTGAAGCCATGGGCCTGTCCACCACAACCGCAGAGCTAGAGCGCCTTCGCCGCGCCCATGCCAAGGTCGCAAGGCTTGTGGTGGACAACGCCGTTTATTCGCCCGTCTTCCTTCGCCTAGAGGCAGAGATAGCCGACGCTGAAGCCATGCTGTCAGGCGACATTCTGGCCCGCGCCCGTGCCGTCGCACGTCAGAGAGCAAGCCCCTGAATTACTTCGGCCAAATGCTCTAGGCTGGCCCCCTTGCCATACAGTTCCCGCGTCAGGCGATGCCCGAAGAGGTCGCGCCTGATCCGATCATCTATACCCGTCGCAAGCATCCTGTCTTCAAAGGAATGGCGCAAAGAGTAGAGGCTATGACCCGGCGACTCCATCAGCCCATTTGCCCGCATGAACTTGTTGACCGTGGCCGAAAGGCCGGGGTTGTCAGCGTAACGGGGGAAGCCGTCGGGGCACTGCCGGAAGGCGTCAAGGCTGACCCCGGCAAGCGGGATGATCCGACGGGCATAGGCGCTTTTCAACTGCCGCCCGACGGGCTCTATAGAGATGTAGGGCACGGCCCCTTCAAGCCTGATCTGGGCAGCACCAAGGGCCGCCCCCTCGCTTGGCCGATAGCCCGTGTTGACCATGCCCAAGACGATGCACCGCGCCTCTGTATTGAGCCCGCCAAGGGCACCGGGGGCCAAGAGCTTGGTCTTGATCCACTCGACCGAAAAGGGCGGGCGCTGTCGTTTTTCGCCTTCCTTGAAGCTGAGATCAGACAAGGGCAAGGTCAGCCCAAGACGCTTGCGCTTGTTGATGGTCTTCAGCACCGACCCGAGGTGAATCAGGTCTTTGTTGGCAGAATTCGGAGTCAGGTCTTCGGACTCCAGTTTCTCGATCCACCATTGGCGAAAGTCCAACATGTCATCGCCGGATATGTCGGCAAGGTTCTTGTCCCCGACAACCCCGACGAAATTGGCTACGGCTTTCTTGCGCGGGTTCTTCCACCGCCGCACCTGATCTTCGCTCTTGCCGATGGTTTCATCGGCGGTCAACGTCCAGTAGAGGCCAAGCGCCCGGCTGACTGTAATCGACGGCTCGGACGCCCCACCAAGGATGGCCGCCGCCTCTACCTTGTCGGGCTTGTCATTGCGAACCGGGATGGCTTCGACGCGGGCCAGAAGCTCTTCGCGGGGCAGCGCCGCGACCTGACCGGCAGACAGATACCGATAGCCCCTGACCGCCGCCAGTTCGCGGGCCGCTTCAAAGCGACGTTCCGCATCGCCGGTATCCCCGGCCATGCGGGCTTCCCATGCCTCTACATGGTGCGGCCATGCCAGAGGGGCCTTCTGTTTTGCGACGCTTTCGGAGTCGGTGTGCAAGCTTATCCAGACCATAACGCGAGGTTCAACCCGGCGGTATCGCAGCGGGACCCGCTTGCGAAGGTGGAAGTTCGATCCGCGCCGAACAATGCTCATGTGACGACTCCCGCAATGGCCCCGTGCAGCAGATCGTGCAGCAACATGTGCAGCAAAGCAAGGCGTTATCTTTTCCGGGATAGCGCAAGGGCACCAAAAAACCCTTTGTTTTCAATTGTTTATGCTAGGGTCTGTTGGCGTTCACCGGAGTCCGATGACGGTTGATGCGAGGGAGATAAATGCGCTGAAACTGGTGTCGGTCTTGCAGCATCTTGTTGCTATACCCCTATATTCCTTAAGTTTTCCAAAGAAGTTCTCGATCAGGTGACGCCACTTGTAGGTA